GTCGCCTTATCTGTTCAATATTTCCGATACGACATTTAACAATTTTTCAGAAGCTCAAAAGTCCGGTTATCAGAACACGATAATCCCTGAAGAAGCCAGTAATTATTCACAATTTACATATTTTTTCAGGCTAAAAGAACAGATGAATGCGGATTTTTCGCACGTTGAATGTATGCAAGATAACGAAAATAAGGCGGCTGATGCCCTGAAAAAGGATGTTGACGTATATGGTAAATTATACGGTGATGGTGTAATTACGTACAATACCTATTTAAAGTATATAGGTGAAACAGAAATAACTGGAGGTGATAAGTATGTCAGTGATATGACTACGCAGCCTTTGGCTGTTAGAATTGGCGTAGGTGGCACGCAGTCATTACAGGCTATTTTGGCAGACCCTAATTTAACAGACAATCAGAAAATAGGTATTTTAATCATATTGTTTGGCATAACCGAGCAAGAAGCCAATCAAATGTTAAAACGATAATATAAATCTTGTAACCGATGGGAAAAACTAAAGAGGAAATCATAAAAGAAAAACGCCGGGTTATTAAATCCGGAAAAATCGTAACGAAATGAACGTGCCACAATTTGAAACAAAAGAACTGTTGTTTGCTCACTTGAGGGCAAATAAGAATATTTATCTCACGGCTAAAAAAGCCATGTTAAAATGTGCCGATGCTGTTGAGTGCCATACATTCACCGAGCAAGGCGAACAGGTTACGAAGGCGTCTATTAATCCAAAGGCTGCTGAAATGGAATCATTTGAGGTTGTTGCGGCAATCAATACGACTAACTTAATGGATAGCCACGACGACGTTCACCTTCCTGGATTATGGTCAAAATCGCTAAAGGAGAACAAAATGATTTATCATTTACAGGAGCATCAAATGAGTTTCAAAAACATTATTTCAGATGAGGTGAAGGCGACGGCCAAGAAAATGGACTGGGCGGAATTGGGGTATAAATACGAAGGGCAAACCGAAGTTTTACTTTTCAAATCCACAATCACAAAAGACCGCAACGAATATATGGCAGAGCAATACGCAAAAGGCAGGGTAAAGAATCACTCAGTCGGTATGCGCTATGTTAAAATAGACTTAGCCATGAACTCAGACAGTCCCGCAGATGCCAAAGAAAAGGCAGTATGGAATAAATATATATCTCAAATTGCAAATAAAGATCATGCTATTGATCAAGGTTATTTCTGGGCAGTAACGGAAGCCAAAGTAATTGAAGGCTCCGCCGTGCCACTCGGAAGTAATTTTGCGACACCAACAATATCAGTAGGGGAGCCGACGAAAGCCACTCCAATAGAGCCGGAGCAATCCACTCGAAAAACAGGGTACGAAATTTTTAATTATTAACTAATCTAAATTAACAAAATGAAAAAAAATGAAATCTTAGATAAAATTGAGGATAAAGAACAGCGCAAAAATGTAGCTGAAATCCTTGATTTTGCTGAAAAATCCGCAGAAAATGCGAAGATGTCAAGTGAAGACATACAAAAAGAAATCACCAACAAGCTCAACGACTACAAAGTGAAGGCCGAAGCCGTTGAAGGAATCAACGAATTTGTTGAAGGCAAATTAAAAGAGGTTGCCGAAGCAGTAAAAGGATTACAGGAAAAACAAACAAAGACTCACGCCACTTTAAAAAGTGCATTGGAAGCTAAGAAAGCCGAAATTGACACACTTGTAAAGACAGGCAGGGGCAATGTTGAATTTTTTGTACCTAAAACAGCCGTCGCCACTTCATCCGTAACAAGTAACCCAGCAGGAATACTTATATCAGAAATCTCAAGACCTGGTTATGCGTTGCCGAACATGGCTCAAATCATGGGCTCGATGCCGATACCTGCCGGGAACAATCACTCCATTGGTTACTGGGATCGCACCACAAGCACCCGCAACGCTGCAAATGTAGCAGAAAACAACACTACGACAGACAGCGCAGCCGCTTGGACGTATGCCAGTAAGCCTATTGAAAAGATTTTCGACTGGATTCCTTTCACTTTGGAAGCACAATACGACATCGCTTGGATGAACGCCGAGATTGACGCCTTTGTACGTGAAAACCTTTTAATTAAGGAAGACACACAGCTTTTGAACGGTACAGGAACCACTCCCGAGATTCAGGGACTTTACGACATTGCAACCGCATTTGATGCAACAGATTTTGCAGGTAAATTCAAATCCGGCAACCTGTTTAATCTTTTGCTTTGCGTAGCAAGTAAAATGAGCAACGGCTTAAACTCACGTTTCAAAGCCAATACAGTAATTGTAAATGACACCGACTTCATCACCATGTTAGGCAATCAGAATGATTTTGGAAGTTACGACTTTCCTCCGTTTGCAAGACTGAATCCCGATGGTTCGTTACAAGTAGGAGCCATGAATGTTTATGCTAACTCCAATATCGTTGCTGACACCGCTTTGGTTTGCGACATCACAAAACAAAAGAGATACACCAACGGAATCGAGATAGCCATCGGTTACAATACAAATGACATCATATATGACCGCATGACTTTGGTAGGTCGTATCCGTGAAGCAGTTGTAATTCCGACAAACAACCTGCTTGGTTTTTACAAAATAGAATCTATCGCTGCTGATATAGCAGAAATCACAGCCGCTTCAGGTCAATAAAAGAAAGGAGAAAACACAATGAAAAAGTTTATAATTTTAATTTGTTTAATGCTGGTTTCAGCAATCACCTTTTCGCAATCTAAAACAAAGGCACTCACTAACTTTACGGAGAATGCTACATACATGAAATACACAGGACTGGCAGGGGACACCATGAACGCCAAAATGGATACTTTACGTTATACATTTTTTGTAAACAAAGATTATCCGGTGCTTGTATATGTGAATGCTTTTCTGAATAAAAGAGTTGGAAAAGATACCACGGTAACGGTTCATTTATACGGCAAGATGTTTTCGGGGCAGGACTGGACAATAATTAGTTCGGCAACGGCGACAAGTGATGTCGTTAATACGAATACGCCTCTGGTATGTTCGTTATTGACAGAGCCGAGTTACACCGGTACGATACTATATGATACCACAAAGAATGCCTATCATATGGGAACGTATAATCTATATTCGGCGGCAACCACAAGCGGTAAGACAGCCATAGCGAATTACTATCGTTATTATATGGTTGAGTTCGTTAGGTTGCTTGATGTGGCACCTCCGTTGACCTCAACAGGTTGCAAGGTATCGAGTTTTGAAATTAAATTATTTAGACGTTATTTCTAATGGTAAAATTTATCAAATCATTTGGCAATAAAAAGGCGGGGGGTACATACTCCCTGCCCAATGCCGTAGCTAATATCCTGACGAAAAAAGGATATTGTGTTCCGGAAGGCGAACAAAGCAAAAAGGAAAAACCTGTTAAAAAGAAAAAGAAAAAGTAATGCTGATCGACAACACATATTTTCAGGGCTCAGGTCTGTTTAACGTGCCAAATATTGACAGGGAAAACCCTGTGGAAGAAGGTAACTATAATCAGTTAACCGCATTTATTAAGGTTTACGAGCCGGAAATATGCCGTAGGGTTATTGGTAAAACTTTATATGATGCTTTGATAACAGGACTGGCGGCCGCATCACCGGAGCAAAGGTGGATAGATTTACGAGATAAATTAATTGACAGCGTGAATTTAAAAAGTCCGATATCTAATTATGTATGGTTTCGGATGTGGCAACAGGGACAAAGGCAGTCAACAACGGCCGGTGACGTTACATTAAATTCGCCAGGCATGACCGTTGACGGCAATATTCAGCTATCATGCTTGGTATGGAATGAAATGGCACAGATGTTTGCAGACTTTAAAGACTGGTTTATTCTGCATGAATCGGATTACGTGGAGTGGACTGGCGAACTTGGTAGCTTTGACAGGTTAAACATTTACGGAATATGATTAACACACCTTTACATATTGCGACTGAGCCTGACATTTACACGATGTTTGAAAGCATTGTGAAGGATGCCGGGATTGCTTATGGTAAAGATTTATTTTTCACGTTCGGGCCACGTATCGAGATTATAGAGAGCCTTGTTTCGATGTCAAAAAGCAATATTAAAAAATATCCGATGATCGCCTTAGTTGGTGATGCTCCTATTGACAAGAGCAGCCAAAATGTTTACGGCGAGGTTAACTTGAATTTCATTATTGCCACTATTTCTGATATAAACACGAAGGCCAGTAAAAGAAATCAGGTTAACTACGTGGGTATTTTGCAGCCAATTTACAAGTGCTTCATTGATGCCATACTTAATAGCCGTTTATTTTCCACGGCTTACGAGCCTACATTACGCCATGATTTGAATCTAAAATTTGATTACGCTAAGGGAAGGTTACATTTTGAAAATGCCGCCAGTCCTGATGTAATTGATGCCATTGAAATTAAAAATTTGAAATTAAAAATTAAAAAATAAGGAGAAAATAAAAAATGCCTATAAACATACCAGCAAGTTCAGCATCTGGACTTGGAAACACCGGGATAGTCCCGAAGAAATTCGACCTTAAAAGGATAACATCTATCTTGTTGGTGCCTAAAGGTTTTGAGTTTACAGCAGCCGAGTGCTTAACCCCGGCATCATTTAAGGCCGCGTTAAAAACACACAGCCAGAAAGACGACCGCAATGTGCGTATCTTTCCAATTCATGGAATAACAAACTTTGAGGCAGCCGACACCGAGCCGACAGAATACACAGCCGGATATGGTCAGAAAAGGACAATTTCAAACGGTAAATACGGCATGAAGTTAACCTTTTTGGATGACCTTACAAGACACGCCAACCTTATGGAGTTCAATAATGAAGATTACGACTTCATTTTAGTTGACGAAGCCTGTAAATTTCAGGGGAAAAGAGGTGCAGTAGCCGGAGGGTTAGCAGGGGCAACAGGAAAAATGACGGTAACGCCTTACAAACTTCCGACCGCATCAGAACCAGCCTTATACAAGGTTGATTTAAACCTCGATGATCCTTCAGAGTTCAATCAGTTATCTAAAATCGGTTACATGGACTGCGACAACCAGTTCGATTTTGAAACAGAGATACCTGGAGTAAATTCCTTAGTATTAACAGAGGGAGCAGCAACGGCGAACATTAAAATTTACGTGAAAGTTTGTACCGCTGACGGAAACGTGAACTTATACGACACCTACGCAGCACAGTTGGAATCCGCTGCATTATGGTCAATAAAATTAACGAGTGACTACACAACTCCGGTAGTTATTGCAACAGTAGCTAAAGATGCCGCAACAAAATCATTCCTGATAACGACAGACGCACAGGCGATATCAGCAGAAATGGCAGTTTACTTGGATGGCCCGGCAACCTTAGCAGCCGCTTCAATTGGTGGTGCGCCTTCTGTAGCATACGAAGCACCGTCGCCGTTGATCGTAACAATGCCAGCACCTTAATTATTGAGTTATGGAAAAAAAATGTATTAAGATCGGAAACAGCCCATCATTCATGGTGGGTTGGGTTCGCTCTTTTGAATCGAAACAGGCGTTTATTGAGCATTGTAACAATAATGAAGCATATAAAATCTATGCTTCTGATATATGGGATAAATGCCATCAGGATGACGAATTGAAAGCCGCTAAAAAGGTTTCTGAAACAATTTCAGAATCGGCAAAGCAGCCGGAGGGGATAGCACCTGAGATAAAAAAGGTTTCAACAAACAAAAAAGCCACAACAAAAAAGGAATAAATGGACTTTGGTGATTACATAAAAAGGCTCACAGCAATAGACATGCAGCAGATCGCTGTTGAATGTTTAAAAAGTAGTGAGCCTTTTTTATTGGATGCCAATATAGACCAATTAGAACGTGGAAAGACATCGAAAAATGAGCAGATAGGGAAATACGCTAATTCGGGTTATGCAGACGAAAAATACGCTATGAACCAACGAGCAGGGCGTGGTAATGTGGACTTAATATTGACAGGCGGTTTTAAAAATGGTATTTTTGTAAACTATTCCGGTGATAATATGATATTTGACAGTTCGCAAAAGAGAGGTGATGACGGTCCAGACATTTTAGAGCGATACGGTGATGACGTTTTAGGCGTGTTTATGACCTCAGATTTAAAGAATGACCTGCAAATAGACTTAATTTCCATGATAAAAAAGAAGCTATGAAGCGCACCCCGGCAGATATTACGTTACATGAGTTTATACGCTGTTTATTCTATCAAGAGTATAAAGTACTTATTGACGATGAAACAGGCGTTACAGAGGCCGTATTACAGGAAAATTGGCAAAGTATCTATGAACAATACTGCATTTTGTCGGGAAGTGTGCAGCATGTTAAAATTATGAAATGCCTGAATGAGATTATCCGGCTACAAAAAATACTATTATACGGTAAAAATGCTATCGCCGTGCTAAGTTACAAGTATTCGGATAACGATATAAAGATACTACATGACATTGGTTTTGATTATGATTTTAGCCATACGGATCGCAAGGCATACGATCAAGACCTGGAAAATTGCGCAAAGAAACTCAAAGGTTTTGAATTACAGTTGCAGGTTCAGGAAAAAAGGCGTTTAGAACTATTTGATTTAGACGAAAACGGCAATCCTAAAGGCAAAAAAGAGGAACAAACAGAGGAAACATTTATGGAATCGGTGGCAATAGTGGGCAAAAGTAACGGTTATCATATTTCGATACGGCAAACGACATTATCCGAGTGGGCCGGGATGGTTAAACTGCACAATAAAATGAATCAAAAGTAATGGCAAACGAGCAAAAAATCAATGAATTTATAGACTTTTCCGCACTTGAAAATGAAAAACAGCGGGTAGTAAAGGTATTCACCGACCTTGTTTCAGAATTACAGAGCAAGACATCAGGTAAAGTATCATTTATGGGTGATGCTAAGACTATCACCGAGGCTACAAAGGCTATTCATGAAAACGAAAAGGCGGCAAAAAAGCAAAAGGAAACTATCGACAAAACAAGCGAGGCATACATCAGACAAAAGCAAGTTACCGATGAACTAAATAAGCAAAAGAGATTAGAGGTTGCTGCAAGTAACGAATTAACAGGCGCATGGGACAGGGCAAGGGCAAAAGGTCAGTTACTCGATAAACAAGCGAGGGACTTAGGTTTTTCAATGTACGAACTTGAAAAGGCCGGTAAAAAAGGCACAGCAGAATATCAAAAGTTAGAAACGGAATTTAAAAAGGTATCACAGGAGGCATTTGATTTTAATGCTGAAATAAAAAAAGTTGATGCCGGTATAAATATACACTCAAAAAATGTAGGCAATTACGAGGGGGCGGTCACTTCATTACGCCAGGAGATAAAAAACCTTACTCAAACCCTTGCAACAATGGAAATGCAGGGTAAAAATAATAGTAAGGAATACAATACCATGGTCATGCGACTTGGCGAACTCAAAGACGCAGTAGGTGATGTTCAGGCACGGTCTAAATTCTTTGCTGATGATGCGAGATATATCAATACAGCTGTTCAGGCGGTACAGGGACTTATTGGGGCCTATTCAGTTTATGTTGGAGTTGCCGAATTAGTAGGTGGCAAAAACGAGGAGCTTGAAAAGATAATGCGCAAAATGATGGCATTAATGACCGTCATGCAGGGTATCCAGCAGGTTGCCAATATGCTGAATAAAGATAGTTATGTAAGGGTGGCGGCTAACGTGGCGATTGAAAAACTCCGTGCATATTGGGTGGGTGTTTCAACTGTGGTTATCAATGCGGAAACGGGAGCTACACAAAAGGCAACTGCGGCGCAAATTGCCTACAATGTAGCTAAAAAAGCAAGCAAGGGCATTATAGGCTTAATCGTAGTGGCTATTTCCGCATTAGTGGCTGCAATGGTGGCAGTAACCAAAATTCAGGAGAAAAGGGCGGCACAGGTAATTAAAGAAATGTCAATGTCTGATGAACAAATTGAGATGTATAAACAATTAACTCAAGCGCAAAAAAAGAGCTTAGAAACAACGGCACAAGAAGTTGTCAGCGCTGAAATACTTTTTAAGGCGTTGGCGAAAACTAACGAAGGATCAAAAGAAAGAAAAAAATCAATCAATGATATTAACACGGCTTACGGCACTTATTTGCCTAATTTACTTACTGAAAAATCATCATTAACAGATATAGCGGCGGCGCACTGGTTAATAGTTGACGGAATAAAAGCAAAATTACAAGCAGAGGTTGCTGTTGAGGCTGCAAAAACATACGTACAACGGGGTGCGCAATTACAAGCAGAAAAAAAGAATTATGAAGATCAGGTGAAATTGATAAATGATTACAACCGTGCAATGCAAGATTATCAAACACGGGCGCAGGCCGGCACATTAAAACCGTTTGAGCTTGCACCGGAACTCCCGGCACAGGTTGCGACACTTGGCACTGCTTATCAGGCTTTAGAAAAAATTGAACCTAAATTAGAAGCTGTAACTACTGCCATAGCTGCGAATAATTCAGCAATGAATGCGGCTATTTCAAGCGCAGCAACGGCAACTGCTGGATTAAATTTGCTGACATACGCACATGAAAATGAAAATAAGACAAATGAAAAAGG